ACGCATCGCGCGCGGCCTCGCGCGAGCACACGGGCGAGCCCTGGCCCGGCAACGACGACGTGACCCTATGCGGCGGCTGGGCTGCTGTGACTGCGACGCTCGCCACTGCGCCGCCCACAGTCGATGTGAGCGGCCTGGACTACGATGACGACGCGCCCACGCGGCCGGGCGTGACGAGCGGGCCAGTTGTTGCGGATTCTGTAACAACTGGCCTGGGCCATCCGCGAGTGTCATCCCCGGAAGCGTGTCATTTAGTAAATGACGCCAACCCACGCGGCAAGACGCTGCTTGTCATCCCCGACGCACACGCACACCCGGAGTTTGACAACGCGCGGTTCGGTCTCATGGGTCGCTTCGTCGAGGACCACCGGCCCGACTACGTGTGCTGTCTCGGTGACTGGTGGGACATGCCCGCGCTCTCGTCGTACGACAAGGGCAAGCGCAGCGGCGAGGGGCGCAGGGCGCGCGCTGACATCGACGCTGGTGCCGAGGCGATGGACCTCTTTTGTCAGCCGTGGGCGGGCCGCGCGTACTCGCCAAGCCTCGACTTCTGCATGGGCAACCACGAGGCGCGGCTCGACAAGTACGCGAACGACGCGCCAGAAGTCGAGGGCATCCTGGGCACTGACACGCTGGGCGTGGTTGGCTGGGGATGGCGCGTGCATCGCTTCATGCAGCCGGGCGTCCGCGTGGCCGGCTACCTCGCGAGCCACTACCACCCCGCCGGCATCATGGGGCGGCCGATCGGTGGCGTCGGCCCAGCGCGTCAGCACTTCATGAAGATGCACGAGTCCACGCTCTCGGGACACTCGCACATCTACGACACGCACACCGAGAGCACTGCGGCTGGCAGGGTCGCGCAGAACATCGTCGCTGGCTGCATCACGCACCCCGACGACAGCGAGGGGTGGAGCCTGGCCACGTCGCGCATGTGGCGGCGCTGCATCGTGCTCGTGCACCTGCGCGGGCCTGGGCATGGCGACATCGAGTGCTGGTCTCTCGACCGGCTGACTGAGCGATACGGGAGGCGTGCGGCATGAGTGAGGCTCTGAATGACTATCGCACCGTGCAACTGCGCGACGGCACCTGGCGAATGACGCGCACGGTCGACGGCTTCCCGCGCGTCATCTACGGCGCGACCGAGGATGAGGTGCTCGGCAAGCTGGCCAGCGACATCCGCCGCGAGCGCATCGGGCCGACGCCGGTCAGCGACGCCGCCATCGCGCGACTCGCTGAGTGGGCGGATGAGAGCGCGGACCCGCTGTGGACCGAGTACCTCGCCACCGTGCGAGCCAAGCTCGAGCGCGGCGCCGCCGAGTATGGAGACGGCAGCTTCGCGCGGGACCGCGGCCGGCTGCTCAGCGAGATCCAAGAGGAGTGCGTGGACATCACCGGCTGGTCGTGGGTGCTGCGCGTCGCGTGCCCCGAGGACGAGCGTCGCGCGCGTCAGCTCGCCATGGAGGGCTTCGCCTCGTGGCGGCTGGCTCGACGTGCTGCCATCGGCCCGCACTACACCCCGCCCGCTGAGGCGCTCCGGTGAGCATGACCGAGATCGAGCGCCGACAGATGCTCGGCCTCATGCAGCGTGTCGAGGCGCTCGAGCTGCGGTGCGCCCACCTGGAGGCTCGCACGTCGCGGAGCTCGCAGACGGTCGAGGCCGTGCGCGTCGCGCCGGATGACCCGCGCGTGGAGCCGCCCCCGGTCACCGGGTCGCAGCAGCTCGCTCGCGTCGTCAGGCAGCGCCGCCCGAGCGCGCCAGCGATATCCGCCGTGCTCTCCGTGAGCCACCAACTGGACCAGATCAACGCCGCCACCGAGGCCATCCGGTCCAGCGTGCCCGACATCGCGCGCGGCGTGTTCAGCGACGAGGAGAGCGACCGATGACCGAGCGCGACGCGGCGGCCCGAGACGCGGATGACCGGGCGCACGCTCGCCACCTCGCGGGGTGGCTCACCGGCAGCGACTACCACAAGCGCGAGGCCCGGCGACTCGCCGCGTGGGCGCACTTCCTGCGCACGGGGATCGCGACGTGACGACCGCAACCGGCATCCTCTACCGCGGCACCGCGCTGCCCGGTACCGGCTGGGTGATGCGCGACCCCGCGGCATGGTGGGCAGACGGCGAGCGCGGCACCTGCGAGCGCACGGTGGACGCGCCCGAGGTGCTCGTCGGCCACTGGACCGGCGGCCGGATGCACACCGGGCCCGACTCGGCGTGCAGGGTCGTGCGCGCCATGAAGGCCCGGCTACGCGAGGACGGCTCGCCGATGGCGGTCGGCGTGCATTTCATCATCGGCGCGGACGGCATCACGCACCAGACGGCGGACCTCGCGCACGGCACCATCCATGTCAGCCGCGACTGGAACCGGCGCGGCGTCGGCGTGGAGCTCTGCTGGCCCGGCACCGAGAGGCAGGCGCGCAGGCTCGGCTACCAGGGCGGGGGCGTGTTGCCCCGGCGCGTGGCCGGCCGAGGCGTGCGCGTCTACGAGCCACCCGACGAGCAGATCGCCGCGTGGGTCCGGCTCGCCGAGACGCTGACCGCGCACCTGCCGATCCCGCGCGTGGTCCCGGCTGCCGCCGGCCGCATGACGCGGGCCGAGGCTCGGCGCTGGCGTGGCGGCGCGGAGCACCTGCACAGCGCGTCCACGCGGAAGGTCGACGCCGCGGGTCTGCTCTGCGACGCGCTAGCGGGCGCGGGGTGGGCGCGCGTATAGGCCGCGTTGACGCTCCGCGGAATCATTGAGATTCTAAGCGCGGGCCGCGTTTAGGCGCGACAGGGCACGCGGCCCGTGGTCGTCCGGGTGCCCGTGCCCAGTGGTGACCCACGCGCGCACGGCGGGCCACTCCGGCGCATCGTCGGCCTTCCAGCCGCACTTCTCGCAGCGCGGGCCATCTGCCGATCCACGGCCGAGGTTCTCTAGCCGCGCGCGGAGACAGCGCGGGCAGCGCACGCCGAGGTACCCGCACCCGGCGTCGCGCACGTTGTCATCGTCATCAGCTATCGCAGCCAGCATCGCGCGTGTCCAGTCCATCACCCCTCCTCGCTCGCTGCCGCGACCAGCGCGGGCGCTTCGACGATAGCACCCTGCACGACGGCCGGCGCTGGCGGCAGGGGCACGCGCGCGCGGATGGCGATATAGTGGCCGCGGAACGCGCGAGAGTCCGCGGGCAGCCGCACGCTCACGCGCTCCGGCTCTAACATCACATGGTCGCGGTCGAGGATGAGGCGCACGGGGATCTCCACGTCCACCCAGCCAGCCGGCGCGGCCTCGGGCGCGGCGGGTGACGCGAGCGCCGCCTCAAGCTCGGCGACGTGGCCCCCGATGACCTCAAGCGGCCCGATCGCCGTGTCATAATAGCGCGCCAGCGCACGCGCCGCCGCCTCGATTCGCTCAGCTCTCGTCATCGCTGCCTCCGTCCGCCGTCTCACCCCGCCACGCGTCGAGGGCGCGCCGCAGCACGCATCCCTCGCAGCGGCACCCCGGATGCGCCGTGCGCAGGCCGCGCAGCCGACACCCGGCGCACACCTCCGCAGCCTCCACCACGTCGAGCAGCGCGGACATCGCTGCCTCGCGGTCGGCGGGCGGCACGAGCCACCGGCGCGCGCGCCGGTACGCGGCGGCATCCGCGGCCTTCGCGGCTGCCTCAAGCTCCGCGACGGGGATGTCTCGCGGAATCAGTCGCGCCGTCCACGTCACCCGCGGCTCGCGGTCATCGCTCGGCATCGCTGCCTCCGGTGGCGCGCTGCTGCTCGATGTAGGCCAACAGGCGCAGGTCATCGTCGCGCCTCGGGTTCGCTGGGATGCTCACCCGGGGCCGCTCGTTGTCGTTGCCGAAGTGCCCATCCACGAAGCGGAGCGCGATCTCCTGGGCCTCGTCGTGGCTCACCGGCCCACACAGTTCGCTTGTGCTCTTGCTGCTCATCTCACCCTCCGTGGGCCTCGGCCCGTCATCTGGTACCCCGCAAGTCCCCCGCGCGCTGGCCGTCGCTCGCCGTCAGCCACCGTCACCGGCCGTCACTTTCGCCGCTGGTTTCGCGCGAATCACGCGCCGTTTGTTCAGCGGGTGCAGCCTTGCCAAGGTTGACGTCGAGGGTTCGAATCCCTTCTCCCGCTTGCCGATTCGTCGATGGGGTGCCGGCGGTACCCCGCAAGTTCCCCGTCATCGCTTCGCCTCCAGCTTCACCACATCGGCCACCCGCGCGATCGCACCGGCCCGCTCCGATGGCGTCACCCACGAATAGTGCTCGCTCATCTTCTCCGACGAGTGCCCCACGATCGCGCGCTGCACGTCGGCGCTCGCGACCAGCCGCAGCACGTCGTTGAGCGTGCGTCGCAGGCCGTGCGGCGTGAGCCGGCGCTCGAGCCCGGCAGCCCTCATCGCGGCCCGCAACGGCTTGGCCAGCGTCGAGCCGTAGCGCGGCGCGTCGGTCGCGCTCGGGAACACCCAGCGCGAGCACGGCACGATCTCGCCGCGAGCCTGTGAGGCGGCGCGCGCGGCCGCTTCGAGGCGCGCCCGCTGCTCGGCCAGCACCGCGACCACGGCGGGCGGCATCGGCAGCGAGCGCGTGCGCTTCGTCTTCGTGCGCTCGTCCACGTGACCCCGCACCGCGGACCGCTGCACCTTGAGCGTGTCGCCGTCGATGTCGCTCCACTTGAGCGCGGTCACCTCGGACGTCCTCAAGCCCAGCATGGCCTTGGTCGTGAACAGCGCGAACCACACGGGCGAGCGCTCGCGCAGCGCCAGGAGCAGCGCGCCCAAGTCCTCGGCGCTGAGGATGTTCGGATCCTCGTCGGTGTAGACGGGCGCCTCCGTGAGCTGGTGGACGCGCGACGCTGGCGATGGGCCGAGGCGGCGTTCCACGAACGCGTCGGCCAGCATCGTCCGCAGCACGCGGAGCCAGCCGTTGATGGTGCGCGGGTTGTACGGGCGGCCGTCGTGCGTCTTGCTCTGCATGTCGCCTAGCCACGCAACGATCGCGTCCGGTGTGAGCGCATCGAGGTACCATTCCCCGAGCGTCGGGAAGATGTGCTCAGTCAGCGCCACCGCGTACCTGGCCAGCGTGTGCGGCCGTAGCGTTCCCGCCTTTCGCTCGAGCCACTGTTCCGCGTATGCGCTCAATCGCGTCCGCGACACTGTCCCCAGCTCGCGCACCTCCGTGCGCATCTCGTCCTGTGCCCGCCTTGCGTCGCGCAGGCTGCCCGCCACGAACCGGCTTAGGTCGCGCTCGCGGCCCGTCCGTGGGTCGCGCACCCGCGCCCGCACCACGTGCCCGCCCTCGGTCGACGCGATCCCTGGGTACCTGGTCGGCTTCGTGTCTCGCCTCTTCGCCATCGTCCCGCCTCCGTACAAACCACGCGTCCAGCGTGGACCGCCTCCACATGCGGATCCCACGCGCGCCACGCCCATCTTCGCGGAGCTCGCCCGCTCGCGCCAGGTCGCGCAGCCGGGACCCGGATAGCCCCGTGTACGTCGCGGCCTCGTGCGCGTCGAGCCACGTGTCCGCGTCCGTCAGCGTGCGCGCGGCGGTCACCGCTGCACCTCCGTCACCCACGCCGGCACCGGCCGCCCGGCTGCGCGGAAAAGCTCGGCTGCCCTCGCAGCAAGCCGCTCGTGCTCGGCCGTCGCTGCTCGCTCGCGCTCCCACTCGCGCCAACCCTCGGCGTCGTCCTCCCACCAGGTGGCGTCCGCCTCGTCGGGGTCGTGATCGTGGGTCACCGCTGCCACCCCACAACAACGTCGCGACCCACGACGACGGTGTAGCCGGTGGCAACCTCCAGCGTTGCCAGCGCGTGCTCCAGCGCGTCGCGCTCCCGGCAGACCTCAGCGCCCCACGTGCGCGCGAGCTCGAGCTGAGAGCGCAGTTGGTCGCGCGCTTCCCGCGAGACGGCGAGCGCTGCGCTCCAGAGCCTGTCGCTCATCATCAGCCGCGCGAGCTGCGCCCGCAGCGACGCCGCCTCCCGCGCCCACTCGGCCGCGTCCGTCTGCGCCGCCGCCAGCTCAGCGCGCGCCTGGTCTCGCTCGGCGGTCGCGTCTTCCTCGCGCTCCCAATACAGGTCGAGCAGCGCGAGCAGATTGTGCTCCGGCGCTGCCGCGTCGTAGTGCCGCTGGAGCGCGTCCCGCTCGCGCGTCACGTCCGCCAGCTCAGCGCGCGCCTGGTCTCGCTCGCGCTCCCGAGCCGCCAGCGCCACACGTGCGAGCGCGTGCTGGTTGCGCTCCGCCGCCAACTCAGCCCGTAGCCGCTCGCACTGCGCCGCCAGTGATGTCACGTCGTCAGTCACGGCTTGCTCGTGAAGGCGTCAAGCGCCTCGTGTAGCCCGTCGAGCGCGTCGCGCGCGTTGCACGCTGAGCAGCCGTGCAAGATCGGGCCGCGGCCAACGATGGGCACCCCGCCCTCAAGCGTGGTCTCAAGCAGTCGCAGCGGGTCCGCTGGCCGCTTTCGCCCGCACTCGGCGCACGGCCACGGAGCGTTCGATCGCAGATGACGCACGACACGCTGCGCCGCCGAGTGCAGGCGTTCGACAGACGCGCGTCGTCTGCCCTCCGGGCTCTCTGCGATCCCATACATCATCGCCGCGTGTAGCTGGTCGTCTAGGTCGGGTCCGTCGTACGCCATCGCTCACACCTCCACGCGCCCGGCCGGTATCGCTCCGGCAGCACCTCACCGCGCGAGCGGTCGGTGCGGGCGCTGACTCACTTGCTCAGTCAGAAGGGAATGTCCCGGTCATCCGGGCCGGGGTCGTCGTCGTAGCCGCCGCGCGAGCCACCGCTCCCGCTGCCGTAGCCGCCACGTTGACCGCCTCCGTTCGACCGCTGCGCGGGCGGCGCGCCCATGGCTTGGCGCGAAGCGATGGCCGCGCCCTTCATGCGCTGCGCGAACGCCTTCGCCGCGTCTGCGTCCATCACATCGCGCATCGCGAGTCCGCCGCCGCCAGCGTTGACCCACTTGACGCGCGCGCGCTCCTTGCCGTCGTCGCCCGTCTCGTGCTCGATCACGATCGTGACCTCGTTGGCGTCGATGCCGGTCAGGTCGGAGAGGTCGTCACCACTCCACCCCATGTGACGCAGCGACTCCATCGTGCGCTCGATCGTCTTCTCGGTGAAGAAGCCATACCAGGTGATGGTCTCGCCCGCGTGCTCACCCGCGGTGATCTCCATCATCACCCCGACCTGCTCCTTGCCGGTGCCGGTCATGCCCAGCGCACCCTCGACCGCCCGCGCCTTGTGTCGTCCTGCCGAAATCATCGTCCACTCTCCTTGAGCACCGCGCTCAGCCTGTTGTGAATCTTCGCCAGCCGCGCGGAGTCCTCGCCCGCATCGGCAACCGTCGCTGTGACCTTCGCCGCAAGCTCGGGAGTCGCACGCTCCACGAGTGCCGCGATGCGGTCGCGCCACACCTCGGGAGCCTCGCCGCCAAGCGCGGTGAAGAACGCTTCCCACGAGAGCGGCAGAGAGGACGGCAGCCCGCCGCGGTTCTTCGCGTCATAGGCCGCCGTGCGCTCGGTGTAGATCAGCCGGTTTCCCGTGCTGATGCCCTTGGCGCGGTTGTTCTGCTTGTGCGTCAGCGTCTCGTGCGTCGCAAAGAGCACGTGATCTGCCCACTCGCTGATGAGCGCGCTTGCCTTGTGATGCAACTTGAGGCTGTACCTCTGAAAGTCCTCGGTGTCGGGGCTCTTGAAGGTCGATACCTGTGCGTGCGCGATGAGAACGACGTTCATCCCGCGCTCGTCCACGAGGGCGTCGAGCCGCTCGAGGAGCGACTGCCACGGCTCCAGCGCGTAGATGTAGCCCTTCGCGAAGCCGTAGTCTTCGATGTGCTCAGCGCGCTTGTCGCCGTTGCGCTTGGTCGCGCAGGTGTGCGCCCAGACGTGCGGCTCTAGCGCGTCGATGGTGTCGAGTGCGGCCGTGCGATAGGCGTGCTCCTCTGTGCGCAGCGTCTCGATCGCATCGGTGGCGTCACGCCACGACGTGACGAGCGGGAAGCGTGCGATGTCGAGGTGGTCGGTGCCGTGCTCGGCGGGCAGGAAGATCGGATCTGGCGCGTCCGCTGCGAAGGTGGACTTACCCACACCGTGCGGCCCGTAGATGACCACCCGCTGCGGGCGCACCTGCCGCCCCTTCGTCACCGCGGCGAGGATCATCCTCCGCTTGCCGCTGCTCCCGTTCGTTGCTTGTGTCGTCTGCATCTCTCTCTCCTGGCGCGACCCCTCTAGGCCGCGCGTAGCTTTTGGATGGCCGCCCATGCCGCACCAGCAGCACCGCGGACCTCCTCGATCGCGCACTCGTCGCGGTCCTCGCGCAGCACGCGCACGGGGCCATCAGAGCGCGGGTCGTCTGCGTCGCGGTTCCAGCCGCACCCGATGATCGCGAGTGCGTGCTTGCCGCGCAGCGCGGCCATCTCGGCCTGACACTGCGTCTGGTAGTACCAGGGCAAGCGGTCGATTCCGTTCCACCATGCGGGCTTGCTGTAGCCGTAGCGCGCGCACTTGATTGAGAGCGTGACTAGGCGCCCGTCCCAGGTGCGCGCCCAGCCATCGGTGCGCACCGTCAGGGCGCGCTGCATGTTGTCGAGCCACGGCGGGAACTCGTCGGGCAGCCACCCCGCCCATACGGCGGTGTCGGGGTCGATGTCGAGCGGCATCGGGTAGCCCGCGCGGACCTCGCGCAGCCACCGCTCGAAAAGCTCCTCTTCGCGGCGCACGCCGATGTGCTGCGCGTCGCCCATCTTGCGCTTTGCCACGCGCCCGGCCTTCACGAGGATGAAGCGCGGGACGTTGCCGTGTCGCTTCATCGGCGCGCACTCCTTGCGTAGCCAGTCGGGCGCGCTCTCCATGTCGCGCAGTCCGAGGCAGAGCATCGCCTTGGCGACCTCTCCCGCGCCGATGCCGTAGGGGTTCGTTCGGCGCGCGGGCCGCTCCGCAAGCTGCGCGTCCATCACGGCCGGGTCGCACGAGAGCGCGTCGAGCGCGTCAGTCACGCGCCCCTCAGGTGATGCAGTACCTGGGCGGCCATGCAGCGCGAGCAGTCTCCGCACGGCACCCCGTCACGTATGGCCAGGCGCGACGAGCATCCCAGGTCGTTGCTCTGTCGCATGTGGTCGACCGACTCGGCCATAGTCACCAGGAGCCTGAAAGCTCGCTTTGCGGCGATGACATCGGCATCGTTCCACCCGTCAGCGTCAGCGAGGTCCCGCAGTTCCGCGAGTCCGCGCCCGCTCTCACGCCGACATGCCGCGCGCGCGCAGTTGCACTCTACAGATTCGCAGCCGCCGTAATGGCTATCGGCGCAGGCGCAGAACTCGCAGAGTTCACCACGGGCATTCATCGAACACCTCCTCTCGCTCAGCCTGCGCACGAGCAGCGGCGCAGGGCGCGCAGTCCTCGCCGCGCAGCGTGTGCCCGCAGACGCGGCACTCCGGCAGCACGTACGCGGTGCCGTCGCAGCGCGGGCAGTCGCGCTCGCGGCCATCGTCGTCAACGGCCAGCCCGCCGCGGCAGAAGCTGCACCGCTCGCAGCCGGCAGCCTCGCGCGCCTCCGCCTCGCGGTCGCGGTCGTCCTCGAGTTCGCGCCCGCGGTCGAGCGCCTCGGCTGCGTAGTCGCGCGGGGTCACGCCTCGTCTCCATGCAGCGGCCGCCCGTATCCCCATCGCCGCTTGAACCCGATCCCATCAAGCGCGACCTCGCGGCCACGGTCGGTGACGTGGAACAGGCGGAACGGCGAGAGCGCGTCCAGGTGCTCGGAGGCGAACCCGGCGCGCGCCAGTTCCTCCCACGCGGCCACGTTGTCGCCGCTCGCAGCGAAGCGGTTGCGGTAGGGCTTGGTCCACCGGCCGTTGACGCGCCGGACGCCGAGCGCGTGGCGCATGAGGTGCACCAGTCGCCACGCGCTGGCGGGGCCAGCGACGCCGCAGAAGTGGCACCTGCCTTCGGCGGCAACGAAGGCGTGCGCCGGGTTGGAGCCGTCCGGCACGCCGGGGCAGTAGTCGCGCGGGGTCATCACCAACACTCGCAGTGCTGCCCGTGGGCAGCGGCATCACAGCACTCCGGCTCCGGCTCGCAGCGCGGGCACACCACGGCGTCCTCGGCGCACGGGCGCCCGCACTCCTCGCACTCGGCGTCCGTCTCGGGCGGGCCGTCGCGATAGGCGCGCTCGTGGGCAGCGGCGGCGCGCGCGTATGATGCGGCGGCGCGGGTCACGACGGCGTCTCCCACGCTTGCAGCGACGGCGGGGCCCAGCCGTTCCGGCGACCGATGGCGTCGAACGCGGCGCGCATCTCCGCCTGCACAACCTTGGCGTCGTGCTTGTCTTGCAGAACGAACAGGAACCAATCGAACTCAACGCGGTCCAGGTCGCTCGCGCAGTCACGCCACATACGCAGTGGCGGGGACAGTCTCCGTAGGCAGTGGCCGGACGGCCTCGTGCCAGGCGGCACGTCGACCAAGAGCCACCCCACCGCGCAACACCGGCCACCGTCGCCGCGCAGAGCGCACTCGCCGTCGCGCATCGACTGCACCCACTCCTGCGAGCGAAGCCCGCGGTACGCGCCGCGCCACGCGGCAGCCTTCGCTTCGTCGAGCGTCTTGATTACGAGCATCACACCACCTCCGTCAGCATCCACGTCTCCAGCACATGCGGCGCACTCGCCGCGCGCGTCCCGCAGCGGTCCGCCAGCTCGTTCGTAGTCGGGCACTCCTCCGGCCACAGCGCCGCCATTGCGAGCACCGCGGCGCAGTCGAGGTCGGTCTCCGGCACCGTCTCCGGCTCGCCGTCGCCGCCGATGAGGGCGAGGCTGATGCGCAGGAAGGGGGTCACTTGCCGGCCTCGGTCGGCATTTCGCGCACCGAGAACCCGTCTCGGCCGTCGCGCACCAGCGCAATCTGCGGGTCGGTTTCAATGGCCGTCGCCACCTGGTCCCACCAGGCCCCCCACGCGCGACAGTCCTCCTCGTCGAGGCCGTCGACGTGCGGCTCTGGACCGACGCGTGCCAAGACCGCGTCGTACCTGGCGACCAGCCCCGCAACGAAAGCGTCCGCCTCGGCCTCGGTCAAGCGAACAGCGACCAGCTCGAACGCCGGGCAGTAGTCGCCCGAGGTGTGCGTCACGACCCAAACGCTGCTCATCACGCCACCTCCGCAGCGGCCCAGTCGCCGAGCACTGCGCACGCGGCCTGCGCCGCCAGCTCGCACGCCGCCAGCGTCGGCCGCGGGTACTCCACCCACCGGCCAGGGCGCGACGTCAGGGCGCGCGCGCCGAAGACGATGCGCGTCACCTCGGCGACGCCGTCCGGCGTGTGCACGCTGCGCACCGTGTCGAGCGCCGAGAGCAGCGCGGCAGCCCGCTCGTGCGCGAGCTCCACGCCGAGGTGCGGCGCCATCGCGTCGCGCAGCAGCGCGTGCAGCGGCCGCAGCCGGATGTCGTGGCCGAGCGCAGGCAGCGGCGAGCCTGGCAGGATGCGGTGAGCGGCGGCGGTCATGACCGCCCCAGCCCGAGCGCGCACATCGCCTCGGCAATGCGATCGCGCCAAAGAGCCGCACTCGGCTCCACTCCGCTCTCAGCGTCGCGCACGAAGGACGCCGCAATCCCGCGGACCGCTTCGTCGATGGCGAGGCCGACGCCGACGCCGTGCTCGACCATGACGCGCTCGCGGGCGCTGAGTTTCGCGTGCATGGTCACGATGCCACCCCGTCGCACTCGCGCACCTGCCCGCAGACCTCGGCGATCTTGGCGCGCGAGAAGCGGTCGCGGTGCTCCAGGCCGAGCGTGAGCAAGTCGCTCGCGCGGACGTCCTCGGTGTCAGCGCCGCGGCTCAGGGCGCACAGGGCCTCGCCGTGCCAGCACGACGCGCGCATACATTCGGCGCAGACGGTCACGTAGTAGTCGGTCACGCTCCGTGCTCCTCGGCGAACGCCGCGAGCCAGGTGGCCATGCGGCGAGCGTCAGCGGGGGTGACGAACGCGAGGGTGTCGGCCACCTCCACGCTCGCCGTGGCAGAGTGCGGGCTGCGCTCCAGCGTCACCGAGTCGCCATCGTCGTCGGGCTCCGTCTTCATGGCGCGCGGGTACGACTGCGCCAGCGCCTCGCGCTCGGCCTCCAGCGCGGCGAGCGTCTGCCGCGACTCGGCGACATACGCCTCCCCGGCGCGGAGTTCGACCCGCATCCGCTCGATGCGCGCGTCCAGGTCGGCGCTCACGACGCCACCCCATGCGCGCGCGACAGCCGCGCCACCTGCTCGGCGCTCAGCGCGCCCGTGCACTCGCCGCGCATCTCGCCAGCCGCCACGCTCATCTGCGCGAGCGCGTCCGCTATCAGCGCGACGTCGCCGATCACGACGGCGGCGGTCACAGCGACACCCCGGGGAGAGCGAGCTGGCGCTCGTCGCGCCGGACGGCTGCGCACACCTCGACCAACACCATGCAGACGCGCACCGACACCACGTCGACGCCGGGCATCTCGTAGGCGTCGCGCGGCGACTCGATGCGCGGCAGATCGAGGCGGCGGGGGATTGGGACGGCGGCGGGGGCGGGGGTCATCTGCGTTCCTCCTAGTTGGTACGCATGACCGTAGTACGCACTTGAGTACCCGTCAAGAATAAATCGACCTGCTACGCTCTCGCGATGCGGAAAGCGGGGATTTCGTGCGCGGGCCTGATGCTCGCGGTGTGGCTGGGCTGCGGAGGGTCGGGGACCGCTGGGCAGTCCGCGTCGACGATGCCGGCGCAGGACGAGCCCGCGCATCGCTCGTGTGCGAGCGTGCCGCCGCTAGGGCCGCCGCCGCCAGGCTGCCGCGGAGCACGTCAGCAGTGCTCTTGCGGCTCGCGCGGGTGCGAGCGGACGTGGAGCTGCGGGGGCTAGGCTGAGCCGCGCGGCGGGCCCATGCGGACCACGCCGAGCAGCATCGCGTATTGCGTTGCCGTGGGCTCGCTTGGCCACATGAACGACGCCAGCGCGCGCCTTTCGTCCGGGGTGACGCTCAGACCCTCCGGGGTCTCAAGAAACACGGCCCACGCTGCGAATGGCGGATCTTGGCCGTCCGCAACCCCCAGAAGCTCCTCGAGCGTCATCTCAAGCACCACAGAGAGACGGCGTAGGTAGTCGGCTGAGGGGTCCTGCCTGCCCCGTATCCAGTCGCCGACTGTGCCCTTGCGCTCAATGCCCAGGCGCCGCGCGAGCTCCGCTTGAGACCAGCCGAGCTGGTCCAGCCGAGTAGCGATGCGCTCCCCAATCGTCGCACCAGACACCATCGTCCGGGGCTCGTCGCTGTTGACGCGTGCCGCGTTCACAGACTGACAGTAGCTACCGTACGCAAGAGCGTAAGATTCTGACTTGTGTACTATTGGAGCTTGCGCCGCGGGCCGCATTTGCGTACCATGCTAGCCATGGATCTCAGCGAGTACAAGAGGCGCCATGGTTGGAAGGGGCTTAAAGCCGTCGCAGGAGCCTGTAAGCCCCGCGAAATGGCGGTTGCTCGCTTCTACGAAGTGCTCAACGGGCGCCACCGCTTCACCGTCCCGACGGCATTGCGCATCGAGGCTGCAAGTCGCGCGGTTGCTGACGACTTCGACGGCGACGTGATGACGGCGGCCGAGCTGGTGGGGCTCGCAGACCAGGTGGCGTCATGAGGCGCGCGCTCGATCTTGTCGACGCGGTCGCTGTGGCCGCGTTCTGGTCGTGTGTGCTGGGCGCGATGCTCTCGCTCTACACCATGCGCGTCGTCGCTGAGAAGCGCGGCGTCGTGAAGCCGCCGACCGACGATGAGCCCATCGCGTACCGCGGCCGGGATGGGCGCGAGGTGCGCGCGTGACGCGGGCCGTGCTGGTCGCGCTGCTTGAGCAGCACGCTGGACGCTCGATGGACTCGGCCGCGGACCGCGAGGCGCTGGCTGATGAGCTGGTGTTCCTCCTGCGTCACGACCCGGACGCGTGGCTCGTGCGCTCGTTCTTCGCTGATGCGCCCACGTCGGGCGCGCGGGTCGCGACGCTGGCCGCTTCGAACGGGAAGCGGTGGGGCGAGGTGCTCGACGCCGCGTGCCGGCTCGCGGGGTGCGCGCGATGACCTGTACGGCGCTGCTCGAGGTGCGCTCACCCTACGGCGGACTGCACGAGGCCCGCGTCCCGGTCGAGGTCATCGGCCGCACGGCAGACGGGCTCATCATCGCGCGGGTGCCCGGCGACAAGCGCCCGTGGCGCATCCACCCGCGCCGCTTCAACGAGCTGCCGACGCTGCCGCCTCGCCGCGAGCCGGAGCCGTCGACCACGGCGGCGCCGTCAACGTGGGCGCCATACGAGCACATCACCAACATCCGCCAGCGCCAGCGAGCGATCGCAGAGGCCGGCCTCGCGATGCGCGCTCGCGGCCACACGTTCGCGCACATCGCGGCCGAGCTCGGTGTCGCGCGGAGCACCGTGCAGAAGTGGGTCGCCGGACGCGTTCCGACGCCGGCCCCAACCAAGGTGTCGCCGCAGAAGCGCGCGGCACAGGAGGCCGCCGCTCAGATGCGCGCCGAGGGTCTCAGCTTCTCGCAGATCGGAGCCGCGCTCAGCGCCGACAGCCGCACCATCCGCCGATGGCTCGGCCCGAGCGCCGGCCTCGACAACCCAGGCCGCCCCCGGGGCAGCCGCAACAGCTCGCCCGGCGCCGCGCGCGCCGAGGTTATCCCCCCTCCCTCGGCACCAGCGCCGGGCGAGCACTGCGAGGGGGCAGAGACGTGAGGCATCCCGTGGCCGCCCCGCGACCGTGGGTGAAGCTGTGGCGCGACGAGCGCGGCAGCTTCGCACAGCTCCCGCTGTACACCCGCGCGCTCGCCGCCGAACTGCTCAAGCTCGCCGACGCAGACGGCCGCATCGGCCTCGGCAACAAGCCGCCCGCCGAGGCCATCTGCTGGGCCATGGGCGCCACCCGCAGCGACCGCCGGCTGGTCGCGCGGGACGTCGCCCTGCTGCTCGCAGACGGCTACCTCGAGCACGACGAAGAGGGGTGCGCGCTGGTCATCTCGGGGTGGTCCAAGTGGCAGACCGACGGCCTCGACCCGACCACGAAGCGGTCACGACGGAGCAACGAACCGACCACGACCGAGCAACGAACCGACCACGAAGCGGTCACGACCGTGTCACGACCGAGCAATGACCGTGTCACGACCGAGCAACGACCGAGCAATGAAACAGGACCTAAGTACCTGAAAACAGGCCTCTCGAAAACACAAGAGGGAGAGGGAGAGGGAGAGGTAGATAAGAGGGAGAGGGAGAGTGTGCGCGCGCCCGACCCCATCTCGATCGTCAAGCGGGTCTACCAAGCGCGCTACGAGCGCCGGTGGAACGATGCGTTCTTCGGCTTCGACTCGGCGCACCGGCAACTCCAGGCCATCGCGGCGTGGGCGTCCCGCCAGCCGGAGGGGACCGAGGCGGCGATGCACCGGCTCATCGATGGCGCGGACCGCCAAGAGCGCCTGACGACGGGCGGCAACCGATGGCCGCTGCGATGGCTTGCCGAGGACCCGGCGAGCCACGCGGCCTACGTCGGCGGCCGCCAGCAGACAACCCGAGCGGCTAGCCCGCTCTCAGCGTGGGCCGATGAGCCCGAGGTGGCGTGATGACCAACGAGATCGCTGTGGTTCTGGTGTTCGCCATGCTCGTCGTGAGCACCGTGTGGGACTTCCGGGCTTGGCGTCGACGCGCAAAGCTCGTGCGCATGCTCCCGGTGCTCCGGCGGTGCGGCGATTGCCGGTGGTGCGAACCAACCTCCGGGGGCTGGTCGTGCGATCACGAGCGCTCGGTTGCCGAGGTCCAGCGCAGCCAACCCAGGTGCCCGCAGGGCTGGCACGTGGACCCCGAGGCGCCGCCGCCAGCGGGGTGCCCGATGCGAGGTGCCAAGTGACCGACCTAGCCGCACTCCTGAGCAAGACCATGCACGCGCTCGACTTCGACGCGAGCGAGGAGCGCCGCCGCGAGCTCGAGGCCGAGAAGGCCGCCGAGCTCGCACGCCACGCCGCCAAGCTCGCGGCGCGCACCGCGAAGGCCATCGCGCTCAGCGGCATCGACGTTGACGGCGACATGCGCCAGCGCATCGCAACTGGCCGCATCGAGCCCACGCCGGCGCTCAAGGCCACGCGATCGTGGTGGCAGGCGTTCACGCAGAAGCGCACGCCGCGCACCCTGGTGCTGCTCTCGACGGTCGGCGTGGGCAAGAGCGTTGCCGCCGCGTGGGCCGTCGGTCGCTGCGGCAGCGGCATGGCGATGATGGCTCGCGATGCCGAACTGGCCTACGCGTCGCAGTGGGGCCCGCAGCGCGAGCGCTGGGAGGCGTTCCTTGGCTGCCGCCTGGCCATCGTCAACGAGCTCAAGACCGAGCGCAACGTCGAGACGGCGGTCGGCATGGTCGAGGAGCTCGTCGGCATCCGCCACGCTCGAGGGCTGCCAACGATGCTGGTGGGCAACCTGCCGCGGGCGGAGTTCGAAGCGCGCTATGGCGGGAGCACCGACGACGCGCGCGCCTCGTCGCGGCTGCTCTCGCGGCTCGCTGAGCACGGGCGCATCGAGAGCTGGCGCGGGGCCGACATGCGACGGGTGGGCCGATGACCCCGCGCGGCACCACCGGCCTCGGCGACCTGACGCACGACGCACGCGCCGACGCACGCGCTCGAGCGCTCGCGGCCGAAGCGCGGCGGCTGGAGTTCTTGGCGGCCCTGCGCGCGCGCGACACCATCGCGGCGGACCTGGGGCCGGGACCTGAGCCTGACTCGCGCTACGTGCGCTACGCGGACGGCTCGCTGAGCGTGTGCCACGGTTGGAGCAAGCGGCCCCGAGGGTGGGGCGAGGAGGGGTCATGAGCGCGAAGAGCCGACGCAAGGGCGCCGAGTACGAGCGCACCATCGCGCGCGAGTGGCGAGATTCGCGCCTGTTCCCGCACGCCGAGCGCGGCCTAGGGCAGTCGCGCTCAGCGGCACGCGAGGGCTGCGACGTCGAGGGCACGCCGTATTGGGTCGAAGCGAAGAACCGCGCGCGTCACGAGTCGCCGTGGGCGTACATGGCGCAGGCAGAGGCGGACACCGATGGGCGCGTGCCTGTCGTCGTGATGCACGCGCCGCGCAAGAGTGACCTCGTGGTGATGCGTCGCGCGGATTGGGAGGCTCGCGAGAAGGCGCTGGCTGACCTGCGCGCGCGGGTGGAGTTGCTCTCTCGCGGGTCCTGGTCGTTCTCGCAGGTGTTGGGGGTTCAGTGACTGGCCAAGAGACATGGCGCGATCTGCTCGCCGAGGAGATGCGCTACGTTGGCGACGAGACGCCGATCAGCGAACTTCGGTTCAGCGTGCCCGCCGAAACGCTCGACGTCATCGCAGACGAAAACTACGAGCTGCGCTTCACCGCGTGGTCACCGTCGCGTGTGTACTTCGCTTGCGACTACGACACGGGGTGCCGCGTGTGGGTGCAGTCGGTGCCGCGCGAGCCGTGCGACGAGAGCACGCTGGTCGACGAGGGGCAGCTTTGGAGCATGCGGCGATGACTGAGCCCCTCGCCAACCAGCGCCACGAGCTCTTCGCGCAAGGCGTCGCGAGCGGCATGGCTGCGGGCCGCGCATACGAGGCGGCTGGCTACACGGCGCGCGGGCACGTGGCCGACGTGAAGGCGTCTGCGCTGGTGACAAAGGGTGACGTGGCTTCACGCATCGCGGCGCTCAAGGCAGGCAACGCCGCTCGCGCCGCGAGAAGCCGCGATGACGCCATCGCAGACCTGGAGTCGATGGCCTATGGCGGGGGCGAGGACGCGCCCCCTGTGAGCCACGGAGACCGCATCAGGGCACACACGCTGCTGGCCAAGCTGCACGGCTGGGAGAAGGCGCCGGAGCCGAGCGACAAGGCGCAGCAACACACGCTCTCGGTGAGCGTCACAGTGGACGAGGCCAAGCGCATCGCGCGCACACGGAAGGGCAAGACATGAGCAAGCAATCGAAGGCGAAGGAAGAGACTGCGGTCGAGTGCTACACGTTCGCACCGGAGGCGGGCGGCTACCGCGTGACCAAGGTGCGCGCCGTCATCGTCGAGGAGGTCCAGGACTACGGCCCCGACTTCCTGCCGGTGTGCACGGAGTGGGTGGGCCGGAAGGTTGTGGAGGGCGTATGAGTCCGTATCGCACCAACGCCAGGCCGCTGCGCCTCGTGACCACCGTCGCAGTCGCGTCGGGGTCGTGCGGCTTCGGCTTCGCGTGCGGGCTCTTCGTGGTCTGGCTCTTCGAACTGGTGACGCGGTGGTAGCGCTGCTCGCCGTCGCAGTCGTTGCGTTCGCCGCGTGGGATGCGTGGCGACGCACGCTCGCAGACCGAGCGGCGGCACGCATCGCTGTCGCCGTCGGTGACGCGGTGGCGGCGGCCGCTGCACAGGCCAAGGCGGCGAGCGCTGAGGCAGAGGCGCTCGGCGTGCGCGTGGCCGCGCTCGAGAAGTGGCAGCGAGACGACTCACTCGCACGGATGGGGGTGCGTCGGTGAACGTCACAGTCGCGATGAGCGCGGCCTGGTACGAGCAGTCCATCGCGCATCAACGCTCCATGCGCATCCTGCACATGTGGAACATGCGCGCCCTCGAGGAGTGGCGCGTTGCGCTCGCGGGGTACGCGCGTTGACGCCTGCGCTCGACCCGCTCGCGGTGACTCACGCGCTTTGGCGCGCGGGGGACCTGTCGTACCTGCTCCACGAGGACCAAGAGCGGGTGCGCGATGCGCTGTGCGCCTCTGCGTCGCGTCGCTTCGTGGCCAAGTGCGCGCGACGTTGGGGCAAGAGCGTCCTCGCGGTCGCCATCGGCGTCGAGATGTGTCTACAGAAGCCGGGCGCGCAGGTGCGCTACGCGGCGCCCACCGCGAAGATGGTACGCACCATCGTGCGGCCGCACTTGCGGATGCTCCTCGAGGACTGCCCACCCGACATCATGCCTGAGTGGAAGCTCGCAGAGGGTGTGCTCGTGTTCCCCAATGGCTCCGAGCTCCACGTCGCAGGCGTGGACTCAGGCGGGGCCGACCGGCTGCGCGGCGTCTCAACGGATCTGGCCATCGTCGACGAGGCGGGTTTCGTGGACGACCTGGAGTATCTCGTTCAGTCGGTGCTGCTGCCGCAGCTCATCACGACGGACGGGCGAATCTTCCTCATCAGCACGCCGCCCGTGACGCCCGCCCACCCGTTCACGCTCTACTGCGCTCGTGCCGAGGCAGAGGGCGCCTTCGTTCACCGCACCATCCATGACGCGCCGCACATCACAGCGGAGCAGGCCGCCGAGTACGCGGCCGAGGCTGGCGGCGAGGACTCGGTTGCGTGGCAGCGTGAGGGGCTCGCCCGCGACGTCGTGGACTCGACGCGCGCCGTGCTGCCGGAGTGGATCGAGCAAGAGGCCGCCGTCTGCGTCGAGCACGTCGCGCCGCCGCATCGCTTCTACCAGGTCGCGCTCGATGTCGGATACGCTGACCTGAGCTTCGCCGTGTTCGGATACTACGACTTCCGCGCGGACCTGGACGTCATCGAGGGCGAGCTCACCTGGCAGCGCGCGACGTCGAGGACGATTGACGACGACATCAGGGCGATGGAGCTCGAGCTATGGGGCGAGCTGTCGAAGGTGGGCCGCGATGGCGCGCCCATGGTCGCGCGTCACGCTGACGCCCCGCCGTTCATCGTGGCAGAGCTGAACGAGGCCAACGGGCGGCACTGGCTCTCGGCTGCAAAAGACGACCTGAGCGCTGCCGTGAACCGCCTGCGCGTGCGCATCGGCTCCGGTCGGATGCGCGTGCACCCGCGCTGCGTTCAGCTACGCGCCCACGCTCGCACGGCTATCTGGCGCGTGCCTGGGCGCGACTTCGAGCGCGTCGAAGGCTTCGGGCACTTCGACGGCGTGGCAGCGCTCAACTACTGGTCGCGGCACCTGAACCGCAGCCGCAACCCGTACCCCGCGCTGGACCCGATGGTGAGCGCGAACACGCACACGATTCTCGTGCCGGAACGCCCGGCGAATGAGTCACTGGCGTTCGTGGGAGCGCGAAGGGGGAGACGATGAGAGCAGCGATCGCGTTGTTGATGGTGGGATGTTCGACGGTGGCGTCCGTGACCCCGACGGACGCGGGTCCGTGCGAGCACTTCCCGCGGTACACGGCGAGCGGCTGGCACCCGCTCTACTGCGCCGACTCGAGCGCCGAGTATTTCGCGCGCGAGGACGCGTTCTTCGAGGCAGCCGAGCGGCTCGGTTGCTGCCTGCCGTCGTGCTGTGGCGTCGAGTGCCACGCGACGGTGAGCGAGTACGCCGAGGCGGATTCATGCGCGACGTTGGACGCGCTCAGGAGCAGGTGACATGCAGATCGGAAGCGGGCAGATGGGAAGCAACGCGGGCGAAGCCGGACGGCGGCCCGATGACATCTATTGGGCCTCGGTCCCCAAGGAGGAGCTGGGCGCACAAGTCGTCTCGCGATACCGCGAGTGGGGCAAGCACTTGCAGGCGAGCGGCTGGCTCGGCCTCGTGCAGAAGTGCGAGCGCACCTACTACGGCTACGACCCGCAGACCGGGGCCGTCGCTGACAACGTGCTGCCCGCTGGCGAGGAGGGCGAACTCCTCGCCGTTCACGTGAACCAATTTCGCGCGTTCCTCAAGCACCAACTCGTGCTTGCCACGGCGAACCGCCTGCACGTCCAGGCCATCGCCACCAACGACAGCGCGCAGAGCGCGTCACAGGCTGTGCTGGGCACACAGATTGCGCGATGGTACCTCGAGCGCGGAGGACTCGAGCGCACCGCGAAGGCGTCGCTCGAGCGCGCCCTCGTGTGCGGCGCGGGCTACATCACGCAACTGTGGGACGTCCACGCCGGCCCCGAGAGCGGCGTGGAGCCTGAGCGCGTGCTCGCCGATGGCGAGACCGTGCAGCCGGAGCGCGTGATGCGCGCGGGCGATGTCTCGATGGTCGTCTACGGCCCCGAGGACGTTGCGCGCGATGTCGGCCTGCGCTCACACGCTGACGCGCGCTGGTTCATCATCCGCGAGCGCTGCGACAAGTGGGAAGAGGCCGCACGCTACCCGGAGCACCGCGCGCACATCCTCGCCCAGGCTCGCTACGACCGAGACGACCTGAGCATCTGGGAGCTCGGCACGATGAACGAGAACGCGGCGGGCGACACAGATCAGATCCACCGCCTCCGACTCCTGCACGCCAAGTGCGACGCGCTGCCCAACGGACGCGAGGCGGTCATCATCGGCGGCGAGGTCATCTGGTCCGCGGATGACCTGCCCTACGAGCGGCTACCCGTGATCCCCGTGCTGCCCGAAGAGATTTTCGACACGGCCATGGGCTACTCGAGCAATTGGGACCTACTCGGCCCGCAGCAAGCCTACAACGGCGCGGCGGACGCAGCGCTCAGCGCACAGGACGCGGGCAGCACAGCGACGTGGACGGCTCCGCGCACGAGCAACGTGGCCGCCGAGGACATCGGGAGCGGCCGACTCCTGCGCTACGACGTGAACCCAGGAGCGCCAAACGGTGGAGCGCCTGCAATGATGCAGATGCCGCAACCGTCGGACTCGTCGCTCAAGATGGTCGAGATGTGGGAGCGCATCATGGGCACGCTCTCCGGCATCAACGCCACCGTCCGCGGCGAGGCCGAGGGCAGCAGCGGCGCAGACAACGCGCTCTTGCAGGCGCAGGCCGTTCAGTACAACGCGCCACTCGGCACAGCCTACGCGGACACGGTCGAGGCGCTGTGTTTGGGCGTCATCGAGTGCCTACGCCGCTTCGCCAGCGACGAACGCACGTTGCAAGTCGTCGGTGAGGACGAGCAGCCGCTCATGGCTCGCTTCCGCGGCGAGCACCTCGCCGAGGTCGCGGCCATCAGTGTCGAGGTGGGCAATCCGCTCATGCGCTCGATGCAGGGCCGCAAGGCGCTGGCTGACCAGATGCTCGAGGCGTGGCCGACTCAGGTGGGCCCGCAGGAGTGGCTGACGTTCCTCGACACCGGTCGGTTGGAGCCGCTCTGGAAGGCCGCTCGCAACGAGGTGATTCTCGTGCGCAGCGAGAACGCGTCGATGAGCCGCGGGCAGGTGGTACCGGTGCTGCTGGCCGACAACCACGAGTGCCACATCCGCGAGCACCTCGGCCTGCTCTCGTCGCCCACGGCACGCACGGACGCGAACCTGGCCAACCTGGTCATGGGCCACATCCAGGCGCACGCAATGGCGTGGCAGGAGGTCGCGGCCACGATGCCGAGCATCCTCGCGGCGACCGGGCAGCGGCCCCCGCCACCCCCCGCTGGTCCGATGGGCATGGGTGCGCCCCCGCCGCCCGCGCCTGGCCCAGATGGCGCCCCGCCGCCGCCTGACGCCGGAGGCCCGCCCGGGGTCGCTGGCGTCGATGAGAGCGAGCTCGGCGCGGACCTGCCGAGCATGCCCAACAACCCGATGACTGGTGAGCCTGCCGAAGTGGCCGGCGCGGAAGGAGCGATGCAATGAGCGAAGCAACGGCAGCGGCAGCCCCGGCCGCAGAGACCAGCGCGGCGACCCCGACCGAAGGGGCCAGCCACGCCACCGACACAACCCCCTCGTCGCCCGCCGCAGAGCAGGCGCGCAAGTGGAAGCTGCAGGTGGGCGGCGCTGAGCAAGAGCTCGATGACGCCGGCCTCATCGAGACGCTGATCGGCGACCTCGGCGAGGACGGGGTCAAGTCCGCGGCGCAGATCGCCAAGGCCGCGCGCGAGCGGATGCGCTCGGCCAGTGAGCACGAAAAGAAGCTCCGCGCGATGGCCGCAGACCTCAAGGACCCGAAGAAGCTTCGGCGCGTGCTGGACCACATCTACGGCGAGAACGGCGGCAGCCGCGCGCTCGCCGAGGAGTGGATTGCTGGCGAGCTCGAGGAGGCCAAGGTGCCGGAGGCCGAGCGCAAGCTCCGGCAGCGTGAGCGCGAGCTCGCCGAGCGCGAGGCGCGCATCAAGGCCGCCGAGGAGCGCGAGAAGCAGGAGTGCCAGCGGAGCGAGACACAGCGCGCACAGCAGGCCATCGGCCAGCGGTTCAGCAAGTCGCTCGAGGCAGCCGGCCTCAAGCCGACCGAGTACACCATCGCGCGCATGGCGGCCTTGGCCGAAGCGGACCTCGACGCCGGCATTCCCATCGACCCGGACGACCTCGCCCGACAGGTCGCGCGCGACTACCGAGAGGGCGACATTGGCTCGATGCTCAAGGCGCTTCCACCGGACGAGCTCGCCAAGCTCCTCGGCGACGAGAAGCTCCGCAGCTTCCGGCAATGGGACGTCGAGCGCGTCCGCGCCAAGCAACGGCCGGCTGCCGCCCCGGCGGCTCCCGCGTCCATCGGACGGCGCCGAGAGGAGCGCCGCGGCGTCCACGTGGACGACTTCTTCGCCAGCCTGAAGAAGTGAAAAGCTGAACTTCCTACCCCTGACAGAAAGTTGGGAGTAGGAAGTTGCGCTTCGCACTTCCGTCTGTCAGACTGCAAGCTCAACGACCGACGCAGCGTCGAGACCTCCCGAGCGCACGAGCACCGGCTAAGCCGACCTCGTGGGGCTTCCTGAGCATCGAGGCGACCGCGTGAACCCGCACCTACCCGGTGCTTGCTCACGGAGAGTCCCATGGCCCAGGAAACGACCACCACGCTCGATGGCATGTTCAAGAAGCGCTACGGCGACAAGCTCGAGGACCTCGTCCCCGACCACGCCGATTTCGCTGAGGCAATCAAGTTCGAGAAGCGCCCCGCCCTCGGCGATCGCTTCGAGTTCCCCGTCCGCGTCCAGCGCGCGCAGGGCTTCACGTTCAGCACCGGCGGCACCGCCTACGCGCTGAACGACGCCAAGCCCGGTCTCACGCTCCCCGCGAGCGTCCAGGCGACCAGCTACACCATGCGCGAGCAGGTCGCGTATGACGCGGCGGCGCGCGGCGTCAACGACGAAACCAGCTTCGGCGACGTCTTCGACGAGATCGTCCGCGACATGGTCAACACGATGGGCTTCCATCGTGAGCTGGCCATCCTCTACGGACAGACCAGCATCGGCACGAGCAACACGGCCGGCGCTGCGTCGAGCCCGCAGACCTTCAACCTGACGACCGCGTCCAGCGCGATCGGCCTGTGGCTGCAGCTCGTCGGCGCGGACCTCGACGCCTACGACACCACGCTGACCACGCAGCGCAACACCAACGCGGCGATCGTGCTCGCGTCGGCGTCGCTCGACACCGACGGACAGACCGTCGTGCTCTCGCTCACCGGCAACACCGCGGACCTCGACGCCATCATCGTCGGGGACAAGTTCGTGCCGCGCGGCTGGATCTCGAGCGGCGTGTTCGCGGGTGTCGACAAGGTGGCCACCAACACCGGAAGCCTCTTCGGCATCTCGGCGACCACCTACCCGCTGTGGCGCGCGAACGAGAGCACGTTCTCGAGCGGCCAGGCGACGATGTTGCGCTTCCTGCGCTCCATCTCGGTCGGCATCCAGCGCGGAGGCCGCAAGGGCAAGCGTTGGAAGGCGATGGTGTCGTACCCCTCGTGGAACGACCTCAACAACAACCTCGCCGCGCTGCGCCGCTACGCTGAGTCCGTCAAGGGCTCCGTCGATGCGGGCACGATGGGCGTCATCACGTTCTATGGCCCCGGCATCCAGGTGGATATCGTCGCCTCGGCGCTGGTGAAGAACGGCGAGGCGTTCGTGGCCGAGTGGGACAGCTGCTTCAAGCGCGTTGGCGCGACGGACATCACGTTCACGCTGCCGGGCTCGTCGCCGAGCAATCCGCGCTTCTTCCGCGAGCTCGAGAGCAATGCGGGTTTCGAGATCCGCGGCTACTGGCAGCAGGCCATCATCCCGATGCGTCCCGCCTCGCTGGTGAAGTGCACCAACATCGTCAACAGCGCGGGGTGAAGTGATGGCGACTGACGCAATCGTCACGATCGAAGTGGCCCAGCAGACCGGCAAGGCGCCGGGCGCCGTGGCGGGCGACGTCGCCATCACCACGGACAGGCCAGCCGAGGAGGTCGAGCGCCTTTCGGAGTTCCTCGGCGGCCTGCCCCTCGTCCCGTCGTCGGTGCGCGTGCGCGTCGACAGCGTCACCCCGGCCAAGGCCGCGCTCACGATGGCCGTCACCGGGGCGAACATCGCGGCGGGCGAGTACATCGACATCGCGATGCCTGGGCTTCCCGCCTATCGCATCACGGGCGTGACCTCCGGCGCCGCGTCGGGTGATGGGACGTTCAACGTCTCGGGCACGAGCGCGACGGCGGCGACCAACATGGCAGCCGCCATCAACACCCGGTACGGGTTGAATCGACTCGTCACCGCGAGCACCAACTCTGCGGACCTCATCATCACGGCGGTCGAGACGGGGCCGGTCGGCAAGACCATCTCTGTCATCGACGGCACGGTGAACGGGCTCTCGCCCGCGGGCGGCAGCCTGGCGAGCGCGAGCGGCGTCGGTGAGCGCGCGGTCGGGTCGATCACCATCGACAACAACGGCAACCTCACCGCGACCACGGACACGCAGACCATCGGCACGGTGACGCTGACATGGGTCGTCGCGAGCGCGAACGAGGACCAGGTGACCATTGGTGCGAGCGCGACGCTCTCGGGCGACAACCTCGCGACGATGATCAACGCACACTCGCGGCTCTCGGGCATCGTGAGCGCGTCCAACGCGTCTGGCGTCGTCACGCTCACCTACCTGGGTTCGGCTCGTGAGGGCCGGCTCCTGCGCCTCGCGGTGAGCGATGCAACGGCCCAGTCCACGGTGGCGATGGCGGTCACCGGCACGTTCGCGGCGTCGCAGTCCACGCGTACCTACGCGCTGGGAGCGGCGACGTGAGCGACGTCTTGCGCAACGCCCTCCGCGGCCTGCGCAAGAGCGGGATGAGCGGCGCTCGCCGCCCGTCCCGCGAGCTGCGCATCGCCATCGGGCTCGACAGCGGGGAAGAGGAGCGGTCGGAAGAGAGCGAACCCACGTCCGTCGAGGGCGTGGAGGTCGAGAGCGAGGGCGTCGAAGACGAGGAGCTGTAAGCAATGGGAGCGCGCACGACTGACGATCTCGTCTCTGACGTGCGCGCTCGCGTTGCCGCTCCGGCGTCGGCCTACGACGGCGTAGTCCCCGACTCCGCGCTCCTCGAGCTCGCCAACGAAGAGCTTCGCGGCGAGGTCGCGTCGCTCATCATGAGCACGCGCTCTCAGTATTGGGTCCGCACCTACGAAGTGAGCATCACGATTGGGCTTGCCGAGTATCGGCTCCCCGACCGCGCGCTAGGTCAGACGCTCCACGATGTGACCATCCTCGACGCGAACGGGCAGCGCGAATACAACGCGGTGTTCGTGCCGACGTCCGAGCGGTACCGGTGGACCGGCGCGCAATGGGCGCCTGGGCGCTCACCGTTCGCCTTCGCGCTCGAGAACGGCAAGCTCGTTCTGATCCCGGTGCCGTCCGGGAGCGGCTCCTACACGCTGCGGATGCGCTACTACGAGCGTCCGTCGCAGCTCGTGGCGACGTCCTCGGCGGCTGCCATCGTCGAGGCCACTTCGACGACGCAAATCGAGCTCGCCGCAGACCCGCCCGCCGACCTGCAGGCCAACGGCTCGCTGGCCGACATCGTGCGCGGCGATGGGATGTTCGAAGCGACCTTCCGGGACCGCATCATTGACACCTACGGCGCTCCCACGCTGGACGTGGACGCGTCCACCCCGGTCGTGGTCGCAGACATCGCCACAGCGACCCCTGGCGGCCGCACCGACTACGTGTGCCTCGCCGGACAATCCGTCTACCCGCCCGTTCCCGAGACCGTCTATCCGTATCTCGTGGCGGTGACTGCCCGCGCCTACGCGGAGGCCGTTGGCGACGCTCGAGGGATGCAGATTGCAGACATGATGGCGACCCGCAAGCGTGAGGCGGCGCTGGGCCAGATGCTCCCGCGCGTCGACGGCGAGCCGGGGCGCGTCATCGTCCGCAACACGGTGCTGCGGGGCGGGCGCGCTGGCGTCTGGGGCGGTGGCTGGCGGTGACTGACATCCTGCGATGCGCGGGCCTGGCTACGGACCCGTCCCCGCTCGTGTCGGCGCAGGCTGGCGGCCTGCGCGTGGCCGATGACGTGAGCATCCGGCGCCCCGGCGTCGCGGAGCAGCGGCCCACCTTCGACATCGAGGCGACCAAGGACGTCACGCGCTACCCGCGCGGCGGCATCGTGTGGAACGGCACCCCGATGTGGACGGTGAGCAACAGCACCGTCTGGCAGGTCGAGGACGACACCACGTTGCACGGCGGGGACGTCTCGCCGCTCGACGAAGGCGCGTCGCTCCCGCAGCTCGCGACGGCGCGGCGCAACCTCTACGTCACGGGTGACAGCTTCGTCAGGAAACTGACGAGCCCGGCCGTCTCAGACCTGCCGAAGGCTGGGCTTGCTGAGGCGCCGCAGACCACGCTTGCGCTCACCGGGTCGAGCGGGTTTCTGCCTGCCAGCGACTACGTCGCCTATCGCATCTGCGTCGTGCGCACGGACGCCAACAAGTACGTCGTGCGCTCCGCGCCGAGCGCGTGGAACTACATTTTCAACAGCGCGGCGGGGGCGCGTGATGTGGATGTGACGGTCGCGCTTCCCGACTCGGTCGGGGTGGGCGACACCATCGAGCTCTACCGCTCGCCCACCGCCTCCGGCATCCCGAGCGACCTCATGTCACTCGTGCAGGAGTATGGCCCGCTGACGTCGAGCGAAATCACGGCACGCACCATCACAATCTCCGACTCGACGCTGTCCGGCGAGGGTGGCCGCGAGCTCTACACCAACAGCACGCGCGAAGGCATCCTCAAGAGCAACTACGACCCGCCGCCGTGCGTCGCGCTGGCCTCGTGGCGTGGGGTGATGTGGTACGGCAACGTTCGCAACCCGAGCCGCTTCTCGATGGAGTGGCTCAACGCCATCGAGGGCACCGGCTCGACTGGCACCAACCGGGCCGCGATTGCGTTCTGTCGCCCCACGTGCAGCTTCTCGAGCGGCTCCCAGACTGTGAGCACCTCGAGCACCGACAACATCCGCGTTGGACAGCTCGTGAGCGAGGGCTCGCCCGGCGTCGCTGGCTCATACGTCCCGATCAACACCTACGTCACGGGCGTGAGCGTGGGCGCGTCGTTCACGATGAGCAACAACGCGACCGCGACGGGAACGGGCGTGAGCGTCACCACGCACGACGTGATCGACGTGGACGGCACCGAGTATTACGCGGACGTCGACTACAACGCGACCCACCGCACCTTCGCGGTCCTCGCGACCGGCTCGAGCACCGGATTTGCTGGCGCAGATGCGCGCGTTGCGGCGAAGTCGTTCGCGCGCCTGCTGAACGCTGACGCCACCGAGCTCGTGTCCTACGTGCTCCTCGACCCGAACGCGTCGCTCTCGCTGCAGCCGGCCAAGCTCGTCATCCGGCGCACGGTCTCCGACACATCGAAGGTTGAAGTCGAGACGGACACCTTCCCGATCGGCTCCTACCGCGTCCCGGTCGAGTACGAGCCCGACACGCCAGGCGACCCGTGGACGACCGTCGATGCGCGCTACCCCAATCGCGCCTACTACAGCAAGCCCGACGAGCCCGAGGCGGTCCCGCTGCTGAACTACCTCCGCATGGGCGACGAGGACGCGGGCATTCTCGCGTTCGCGCCGCTCCGTGATGCGATGCTCGTCTTCAAGACGGACGGCATCTTCCGCGTCACAGGCACGGCGCCGGACGGTTGGCGCGTGGACCTCGTCGACCCGGGCACGCGCTTACTGCGCGGAACCACGGTGGCGGTCGAAGGGCCCTTCGCATACGCGTGGACCGACCGTGGCGTGATGCGTCTCGATGAGTCCGGGCTCGGCGAGAACCTGAGCGAAGGGCTCATCGGCCGAGAGATCGAAGGCCGCGCGCGTCAGGTGATGCAGGACCCCGGTACGACGGGGGCCTACGTGCGCTCGTGGCGCGCCGAGAATGCGGTCCTCGTGGGCGTCCCGCCGGTCGGGAACACGAGCACCTTCGACGAGCTGCTCTATGTGTTCCACACCGTGACCAACGCGTGGAGTCGGTGGATGGTGTCCACCTACGCCGCGGCGCAGGACGTCAACACGGGCGAGCTCTACCTCACCCTCGCGGGCGAGGACGACGGCTACCACGTCCGCAAGAGCACGTCGCACACGCCGGGCACCGCGTGGCGTGGATACGACGCGAGCCACGACCTCGACACGGGCGGCATCACCCGGGACTCGGACACACAGTTCACGATCACCGACGCCGCGCGCGGGGATTGGATTCCCGCGGCGTGCGACTGGCTCGCCGTCATCCGCCCCTTGGAGCCGCCGGTTACGGTGTGGTTCCGGGTCACTGGCGCGACGCAGGGGAGCGGCGACTACACGGTCACCATCGACGGCGAGCTTCCGGCCGTGACCGGCACGTGGACGGGCTACGAGGGCGTCCCGAGTGTGGTGCACTGGCAGGGGCTCTCGGCGGGCTCGCCGGGCCGCACGATGCAGGTGGCCGACGTGCGCGTCCTCGAGGACCTGAGCGACTACGTGAGCAGCGGGGCGCCGGGGCCTGGTGTGACGCGCACGGAGATCGGCGCGTCGACCGACCGCGTGGTCACGCCGCAGATGGTCGCGCACACCGAGACGCCCGCCGCGTACCCGTCGCGCACCCTGCGCGTGATGGTGGATCGGGACCTGTCCCGCTGCGCGCACTTCTACCCGCGCGTCTCGACGTGCGATGTCGGCATCCCGTGGCGGCTGGTCGGTGTGAGCGCCGAGATCGCCCCCGTCTCAACGAGGTCGGGCCGATGAGCCGCCTCGTGTTCGACCCGCTCCCCGCGGACACCGTTGCCCCGCTGCGTCGCGTGCTTGACGCGGCGATGCGCTCGATTCGAGAGATCCTCGAGGGCGGCTGGCGATGGCGCGAGCAGGTGCAACACGTCAAGACCGTGACCCTCGCGGGCGATGACCTGCCGCTGTCGCTCGCCTTCGATGGCCTGCTCTCGCCTCCCGTGTGCGTGCTGATGCTCAGCGCGGTCGAGGCCGACTCCGGGACTGGCATCGTCATCAGCGGCGGCGCGGTGACGTGGTCATTCGCCAACGGCGCCGTTGTGCTCAGCGGGTTGTCAGAAATCACCGGGGCGACGCGCTACCAAGTGACGCTCGCGGCCATGGAGTAGAGATGGACGACGAAGAAGAGCAGACCGTCTCTGTAAGGCGCCCGACGTCGCCAGACACGCGTCCGATCACTCGGCCGGTCGAAGACCCGTACCCGTTCACCGACGAGGACGGCGATTGGATCGACGACAACACGGGCGAGACCCGCTCGGCGTGGTCGCACCGTCGAACCGCTGGACTGCGCGACCGGAGCCGCCGCTCGCTCGGCGACCAGGACGAGCGCGCTCAGAGCGAGGCAGCGGCGGCCGGCGCTCGAGCTCGTGCCGAGTCCATCGAGTATTGGGAGAGCGGCGAGGGCCAGCGCGACATGGACGCGGGACGCGCGCCTCGCTACCCGCGCGACCCGGACGCAGCCGCCGAGCAGGCGCAGCAGCGTCACCTGTCGGGCTCTGTGGGCGGCACGGGCGGCGGCTCCGGTGGAGGTGGCGGCGGTGGCGATGGCCAGCCCGACTGGCTGCGCGACATGGACGCGGCCACCGGGGACATCCCGTTCGTCGGCAACATCCTCGGTTCGGCGGGCCGCAACGCTGCGACGGCCGAGGAGCGCCGGCGCGTCGAGAACATGGGCCTCTGGGCCGGCCTCATGGGCCGGGCCCCGTCGGCAGACGATCTCGCGGTCGACTACGGCGAAGAGGGCTTCATTGGCGGGCCCGAGCGCTCGGAGCTCGCTGGCGCTGGCGCGGACGCCGGCAGCATCGAGGCGCAGCGCTCGGCGCTGCAAGGCCTCCAGGATATGGGCCGCGGGTTGACGTCTGCGGACATGGCCCGGATGCAGATGTCACAGGCCGAGGTGGGCCGGCAGGTGCGCAGTGCGCGCGAGGCTGATGCGGCGGCGATGCAGGCTCGCGGCCTGGGCGGCAGCGGTGCCGAGCTCGCTTCGATGATCGGCAGTCAGCAGTCCGGCGCAGATGCGCTGTGGTCGCGCGACGCACAGGCGCAGGTGGCGGCGCAACAGCGCGCGCTGCAGGCGATGCAGGCGCAGGGCTCGTTGTCGAGCGGGATGCGCGGGCAGAGCTTCGAAGAGGACGCGACCCGTCGCGGCGCGGCTGACGACTTCATGCGCTGGCAGACCGACTATGCGCGCGGGCGCGAGGGCCGCAACACCGAGCGCCGCGGGCGCACGGCCGAGAGCCGCGCCAGCTCACGTCAGCAGGCGTACGAGAACCAAGAGCGCGGCGTCGCTGGCATGACCGACCAGTACGGCAGCGACTCTCAGGCGCGCTCGCGTGAGCGGGCCGAGCAACGGCAGGGCGAGAAGGACACTCTCGCGCTCGTCGGGGAGCTGTTCGACTGATGGGCTACGTTGACCTCACCGAAGACGAGGAGCTTCTGACGCCCATCGAGGTGCGCCCGGAAAGCCGGCGCGCGGCCGACGAGGCGAGCCGCATCCTCGAGGAGTACGGCGCGGACGAGGCGCTCGCTGGGCTCGGCGCCGCGCCGCCTCCGGTGGACGACTCGCCGCCCGTGGGCCTGCGCTACTCGCCCGATGGCGTGCCGGAGCCGCGCCAGCCGACGCGTGCGGGTAGGGTGGGCACCATCGAGGGCGGCCCCGTGGACTCGCTCCCGCTGTCGCCTCGCGCGCTCGACGTGGATCGGATGCTGCGCGGCGAGGTTGAGGCGCCAGAGCCTGTCGCGGCCCCCGAGCCCGTGTCGGCTCCGATGCCCGACCCGGAGCCGGTGGACCCTGAGATCGAGCGCGAGGCGCTCCGCGCGCTGCAGCGTTCCGAGGCAGCGCCGCCCCCGCCCGCCGCGCCGCCTCCGACATCGCCTGCGCGCGCGCTGGGCGACCCTGCGGCCGCTCCCCCGTCCCCAGCCTCCGCTCCGGCGCCCAAGGTGATGGACGCGGCCGACGAGGGCCCGCACCTCATCACGGACAGCGACATCGGCGACGCGCGGCTGCGCGATGGCCTGCGCGAGATTCCGTCGCGTATTGGTCGCGCGCTCCGCGCCTACGCGGGCCGCCCGCAGCCCGGGCGCGGGCCGAGCGAGGCGTCGCAGCTCGAGGCGCGGCAGCGCTCGCAGGGCGAGACGCTACGGCAGACCAAGGCGTCGCAAGAGCAGTCACGGCTCCGCGCCGAGGCGCTCGACGAGCGGCGGGCAGGCCGCGACGCGGCGCAGGCTGCACAGGCCGAGCAGCGCGAAGCGGAGCGCGCTCGGCGAGACGCTGAGCTTGGGCTCGCTGAGCGGCGCACGGCGGCCTACGAGGACGCGCAGGGCTCGCTGTCGGCTGACCGGCAGGCCCGGCGCGCGGCGGCAGAGCAAGCGGTCGAGGAGCAGCGCGACCCGCGGAGCAGCCTCGCGGAGGCGCGCCGGATCGAGTACCGCGAAGCGATGGAGCTCGCGCGCTCGCAGCTCGGCGACCAGTTCGCCGCGCGCGTGGGCGTGTCCGACGAACAGCTCGATGGCATGAGCGCCCAACAGATCGAGCGCCTCTTGGCCCCGCTCAGCCGCATCGGCATCCGCGGGCGTCGGGCCGGCAGCGGCCATGGCGGCGGCGCGACGCGACAGGGGCTCGTGCAAGCCTATGTCGAGGCGGGCGGCGACGAGCGTGCGGCGGCGGCGATGTCGAGCCGGCAACTTGCGGCGGCGGTCGAGACGCGCGGGCGCGAGGCTGCGCGGCACTCGGGGCCCGAGGGCGGGGTTCAGATTCTGCCCGGCGTGTATGCCAGCGTGGACATCAACGACGCTGAGGCGAGCCGCATCCGAGATGGGTTCGCGGTCGCACAGGGCCAGATGGCCAGCCTCCGACGCGTGCTCGAGATCCAGGGCCAGCACTCCGGGGCTGACGCACTCACGCCCGACGCGCGCGCCCGCCTCATCCCAGAGCTGACGCTCATGCGTGGCATGGTCGCCACACTCGGCAACACCGGCACCATCAACGAGGGCGAGGTGCCGACCATCAACGCGGCGCTCCCCAACCCGGCCGAGCTGGAGCAGATGAGCTTTGGCACCTTCCAAGCGCGCCTGGGCCAATGGCGTCGCGCCATCGAGGACAGCGTCCGCGGCAGGCTCGGCGCGCGCGGCGTTCCGCAGGACCAGATCGAGCGAGCTATCGGCGCGCTGTGGTCCGGCTCGTGGAGCGCTGGCGGTGGCGGCGGTGGTGGAGGCGGGCGCGCTGAGGCTGGCGGCTCCCCCGAGGCACCCGCCGAAGAGGCCGAGGCTGTGTCCATCCGCGTTCGCAGCGGCGGGCGCGAGGGCACCGTCCGCGCGCGCCCGGGCGAGACGCTCGAGCAGCTTCGCGAGCGCGTGACCCGTACCCGTGGCGTCGAGGTGGTCGATGAATGACGAGCTCGAAATAGAGTGGGACGACGAGACGCCCCCCGGGCCTCCCGCTGGGACCGGTGACGCCTACGAGGTCGCCTCCCCCGCCGTGACGAGGCTCGCGCCCTTCGAGGTCGTCGGGCGGGCGGACGGGCGCGGCTACACCGTCGACACCGACCCGGACGCGGCAGAGTCCACCGTTCAGCACGCGACCTACCGCAAGCGCGCGCCGGCGCCCATCACGCCCGAGGCCCGCGAGCGCCAGCACGCCGCAGAGGCGGCCGCCTACGACCGGCAGGCGGACGACCACTCGCCGCTTCTCGACTTCGTACAGGCCACCACGGGCCTGGGCCCGCGCATGGGCCGCCAGGAATCGCTGGACGCCCGCCGCCGCACGAGCGACCGCATGGGCCGCGCCGCCGAGCGCTTCCGCCGCGACCCGATGGGCACCGTGGGTGCGGCTGGGATGGGCGCTCTCGAGGGCATCAGCGGCGGACTCTTCGACGAGCTTGCTGGCTCCGCGTGGGCCGGCTCGCTCGCGCCGGACGCGCCTGCCCAGGGCGAGGCCATCGAGCACATGCGCAGCGCGCGCGACGACCTGCGCGGACGCGCGCCCGAGGTCTACGGCGCGACCGAGACGGCGGGCATCGCTGGGCAGATGGCCGTCCCCGGCGCGAGCGCGGAGTCCGCGCTGGGTCGCGTCGCCACGATGGGCGCAGAGGGCGCGCTCTACGGCGCGGGGAACGCCATCGGCACAGGCGACCCGGTGGACGCTGGCCAGGCGCTCGACATGGGCGCAGAGGGCGCGCTCATCGGTGGCGGCCTGGGCCTCGGCCTGGGCGCGGGCGGCGAGACCGCTCGGCGGGCGCTGCGGGCGCTCTCCGACGTCCCGAGCGCAACGCGGCGCCTCGACGATGCGACGCTCGCGGCTCCTCGGCAGTCGGGCGGCGGAATCTCCGACGCGCTGCAGCGCTACGAGAGCGGCAGCAGCCCCCAGGCCCGGGACCGCACGCGCACTGAGGCGGCTCGCTCTCTGCGCGAGGCCGACGCCATCCCGCACATGGGCACGACGCGTCAGACGAGCGAGCGCATCGACGCGGCGCGGCGCCGTGGCTTCGAAGTGCTCGAGCGCATCGCGACGCAGATGGGCGAGCGCGGAGCGACTGGGCGCGACGTTGCCGCACGCCTGCGCGAGTCTGCCTCGCGCGACACAACCGCTTTCGGCTCGACCTTCCGTGAGATCGCGGAGGACATGGCCGGGCGCATCGAAGAGACCTACGGCGACCGGCCGATCGACTACCAGTCTCTCGTAGGCTCGCCGGGACGCCCGGGTGAGCTGTCGCGGCTGCGCGACCTCGGCGCGTACCGCACGCGCGCGGGGCGCGATGTGCCCATCCCGCGACAGGCCATCGAAGAGACCTATGGCACTCTCCGGGGCGCCTACGACGACGCGGTAGAGTCCACCTTGGGCGCTGCCGAGCGCGACGCATTCCAGATGGCGCGACGTCGCGAGCGCGCGCTACGCACGGCGGCCGAGCTCTCCGCGGAGGGCGTGGACCGCGAGGCGCAGCGGCGCACCATCGGTCTCTCCGAGATGGCCGCGTACTCGGCTGGTCACTCTGGTGCGGATGCGATGGGCTTCCCCGCGGCAGGCCCGCTCGCCGGGACCGCGCTGGCGGTCGGCTCGCACCTGCTCCGTGGACGCGAGCCGCGCATCCGCTACACGGCAGCCGTCACCGCTGAGCGGCTCTCGCGGCTGCTCTCGTCGCCACGCGCTCGCGAGCTCGGCCGCTACGCCGACGTTCTGCGCGCCGCCGCCGCTCGCGGCTCCGAGGCGCTCACCGCACAGAGCTACGTGCTCGCGCAGCGTGACGCGGAGTACCGCGCGCTTCTTGAGCAAATCGACTTCGACGACGAGCCCGACCCCTACGCCGACACGCCCGCCATGGGCGCCATCGAGGAAAGTGCAGGAGTGACCCCATGAGCGACTTCGAGCGAATCGCGGCCGAGATGCTCGGCCCCAAGCCCGGCACGGCCACGGCCACCGACACGCGCCCCCCGCAGCGCATCTCAGGCACCGGCACCACGGAGGCAACGCTTCCGACTGCCGCGCTTCTGACTGGCGCCATGGCCACGATGACGATCGGCGCCACGGCTGTCCGCTACCGGCTGGCCAGCGCGACGGGCCTGTCAACACAGGTGGCCACCACCGATCCCATCCTGCCCGCGTACGGGCGCCTGGATTGGCTCGTGGAGGCTGACACGCGCGTGCCGTACCTCGAGGCCGCAGACGGCTCATCGGCATTCGAAGCGCACGCCTGGACCTCTAGCCCGCGAGTCTGACTCATGCCCATCCACCGTCCCACCCTCGACGACTGCGCGCGCTTCGGGCGCGCGATGCATCGGCGCCAGATGCAGGGCCGCGGCCCTGGCGGGCGACGTGCGCGCGGCGGGGGCGGTGGTGCGGCTGCGCCAACCAACACGGTCGCGCCCGTCATCTCCGGGACCGTGTCGATCGGCAACTCGATCGCGCTCACTCCCGGCACATGGACCGGCACACCGTCGCTGACGTACACGCTCTTTCGCGGAGCGACTGCGGTGGTAGGGCCCGGCGCGAGCGAGGCGACGGTGGAGGCGTACCTGCTCACCGCATCGGCCATCGACGACACGGTCAACATCACCGTGCGCGAGACCGACTCCGTCGGCGGCAACTACGCCACAAGCAACGCGCTCGCGTTCGCGCCTGATACCCGCTTCCCGCTGCTCGCCATCGGCATCAGCACAACGGGCCTGACGCTCGCAGACTCCGACACTACCGTTGACAGTTGGGCCGCGATGTACGGCGGCAAGAAGTCGGCGGTCACGCTCTCCGCACCCGCTGCCACCAACCGCCCCGCGTACGACGCGACGGGCGGACCCGGCGGTCGGCCGCTGGTGACGTGGGACGGCGTAGACAACGTGCTCCGCTCAACCGCGGTGACGATGGGCTACGACTGGAACGCGCACTGTATGCACATCGTCGGCTATTGCGTGGGCGCAGAGACGGCCGGTGACATCATGATGCGCTACGAGCCGGCCGGTCGCTCTGCCGCCTTCACGGTGACGAGCACGCCGCAGATGCGGTTCATCACGAGCGGCACTGGCGGCACCACGTCGGTCGGCACAACGACGATCACCGGCAGTCACCGGCTCATGTCGGCGCGTGCCGTGGCGCTCGCGTCCGGCGTGCAGTCGCTGCACATCAACAACGGTGCCGCGGAGGACTCTGACGCGATCACCGTCGCCGCATGGACGGACGGGCAGCAGTTCGTGATGGGCGCGAGCGCGAGCGGGACGCTGGCGGTCAACCTGCGTTGCATCGGCTGGGCGCTCGGTGCGCGCGACTCTGCGTCGGCGGTACTCGACTCGTCGCAGAACGCGGACTTGTACGCGTTCTTTCAGAACAAGACCGGGGTAGCGTGATGGCACTCGTTCACACCTACTCCACTGAGCGTGCATGCCGCGATGTGATCGAGGCGTGGACGGAGGCTATGGGCGCTCGCGAGACGGTGCGACTCCCCAACGGGCGCACCGAAGAGCGCGCGCGGCTGCCCATGTCGCAGGTCATCGAGATCGACGGCGGCGCGCTGTTCGGCTTCGTCGACAAGCGCCGCCTACTCGACACCGTGCGCGCGTACGCGACGACCGTAGAAGGGCGCCCCGCCACGATCCCACTGCGCGCCACGGCGACAGACGTGGACGACACACGGCGCACCGGGTCGCGTTTATCGGCCGCGTCGATGGAAGGGCCGGTGAGGTCGCGATGACGGACGCTATCCAACTCGGCGGCATCCTCACTGCGGCGGCGGGCCTACTCGGCGCGCTGGCGTACTGGGTGCGCAAGCACGGCGACTCCAGCGCATCGCGCGCGGACGCGGACAAGACCGCGGCCGAGACGCTGCGAACGCTCGTGGACTCGCTCCGTGACGACCTCAAGCAGACGCGCTCGGACCTCGACTGCTTCCGGCACCGCTACGACGAAGAGCGCCAGAAGCGCGACGATGACGCGGACGAGTGCCAACGCAAGCTGGACGAAGCGAAGGCCGAGTGCGCGGAGCAGATCCGGCAGGTGCGGCGCGACCTGTCCACCGTGCGTCGCTCGCTCCGCTCACTGTCGCCGCCGCTCGGGATCCCCGCCTATGACTCCGAGCAGATGGAGCCCATCGAGCCGACCGAAGACTAGTCCGCGGTGCGCATGGTGCGCAGTCGCGATTTGAGACGCCGCGTCGAGAGCGGCAACGCCTCCGCAGCGCGGGGCATGACCCCGGGAGAAGTGAGCAGCCATGAAGACCTACGCTATCCAGTGGCCTACCGCGGCAGTCGCCATCGCCGGCATCGCGGCGGTGACGCTCGTCGCCATCTTCGCCCCCGAGGACATCGCCGGCCGCCTGGTCGCCGGGCTCGCGGCGCTGTTCACCGCCGCCGCGGCCGCCATGCCGCAGCTCCTCAAGGCGGATCCGTCGTGACTCCGCGCGTCGGGGCCATCGTCGACACGGTGGCGGTGCTCGCTGGCATCGGCCTCGTGGGCGCGCTGCTCGTGACGCTGCTGTCCGGCTGCGGCGCGTCTGCCGTCCAGCACCACGCCTCGGCTGCCACCATCCTCACCGTCGCCACCCGCGGCGCTGGGGAGGTGGCAGTCGCCAGCGTCGAGGCTGCCGCGCAGGGCTGCGGCGATGAGGCGTGCTTGGCCGATGTGGAGCAGGTTTCGGGCGCGGTGGGCGTCGCCCACGAGGCACTGCGCGTCGCGACGATCGCCTACCGTGAGGCCGTCGAGGTCGCCGCTGTGGCCGACGCTGGCGAGGACGTGCTCGCCGCGCTCGTGGTCGCCCTCGCGCGCGTTGTGCGCCAGTGGGACGCCGTGGTTGCCGCGCTCGCGCGGATAGCCGTGGACCTGCCGCCGCTGCCCGCCATCGTCCGCGGCCTGCTCGCCGCGCTGGGAGGTGAGTGATGGACGCCGGAGCCTTCGCGTTGTCGCTCGTGCCGACCGTCATCCAGTTGGTGCGCTTCATCGCGAGTCACGCGGACGGCTCGCGCGCCCTCGAGGACGCGCTACGCGAGATGCGCGACACGCCGGTCGGTGAGTCCATCGGGCCGGCGCTGGCGGCTGCTGTGGCGGCTCGACGCTCCGAGCTCGCGCCGCCCGCGCTGCCCATCGACGCGCTCGACAAGGGCATCCGTGCGCGCACCGTCGAGCGGCTCAAGGCGGCTGGGCACCTGAGCGCCGAGGAGCTCGCAGCCTTCCGGCCGGTCACGTGAGGCCCCGCCCGCAAGAGCGTCGCGAGGCCGACCGCGAGCGTGAGCAGCGCGAGCTTGCCCGCGACGTGGGCGTGTGTCCGTTCGATGGCCTGTGCGAGTGGTGCGCGGCCGAGATGTTGCGCGAACATTCCTCGGAGCTTTCCTCGGAGCTGGTGACGTGACCGAGCCGCGCAAGGTGTGGGGCTGCGGCGGCTGCCCGTTGCGCCAGCTTCGCAGCGCGTGGATGTGCGCGCTGGAGCCGACGCGCCAGCTTCCCGCGTCGGTCGTGCGGCCGCCTCAGTGGTGCCCGCTGCGCAGCGGCCCGCTCACCCTTGCGCTGGTCGAGGGCCAGTGACCTCCCCGCGCGCCCTGCTCGTGGTGACGCGCGAAGCGGCGCGGCGTCACGACCTGGTCGCGCTGCACATGGTGCGCGGGTGGATGGCGCTCGGCGCGGACTCGGAGACTGCGCGCGCGCTCGCGCTCTACGGACTGCAACGCGAGATGCGCGACTTTGCCGCGCGGAGGGAGTGGCCGGCATGATGGACGATGACGACGACGGCGCGGACTCGGTGGCCTTCGTGCACGGTGAGACCGATGACGGGCACATCGTGATCATGCTGCTCGGTGGCGAGCCCGAGGGCGGGTTCAGCATCGAGAGCGCACAGCGGCTTCACGACCAACTTGGTGAAGCCATCTTCGACGCAACCGCCGCGAGTCTCGGTGCGGCGACTGGCAGTGACGGGACCGAGCACTGATGACCGCCGTCGTCGCCGTGGCAGCAAGCGCAGGCGGCGAGGCCGTCATCGGCTCGGACGCGTGCGTCGGTTCGGCGGACGGCTTCGTCGAACTGACCGCGCTGCCCAAGTGGTTCCGCCTCGGACCTGCAACGATCGGCTTCGCTGGCGACATGGCCGCCGCTGCGAGAGTGGCGCGGGCGAAGGTGTCTGCGGTGCGCAAGGGGCAGACGCTGGCGAACTGGCCAGCCACGCACCTCGCCCCGGTGGTCGCCGCGATGGATCTCAAGGAGGACTCGCTCGACCTGCTGATCGTGGTCGGCGGTGCGGTGTTCACGATGGATGAGGGCGGCGGCCTCGTGCGGCCGCTCCACGGGTACGCGGCGATCGGGAGCGGTGGCAGCGCCGCGCTCGGCGCCCTGGCCGCCACGGAGGGATTGGCCATGTCAGCAGTGGACAGAGTGAGACTCGCGCTCGACGCGGCTGAGCGGCACGCCGCGGGTGTGCGCGGGCCAATGTCGCTCGCGGAGGTGGCGCGGTGAGCGCGCGGCCCCCCGCTGGCAGCCCGGAGCGCGCAACGTGGACGCTGGCCCGCTTCGCTGACCTGTGGCGCCGCTGCGGCTCGCCGCTGCCATGGACCCGCGACGCATCGCGCGCGGCCTCGCGCGAGCACACGGGCGAGCCCTGGCCCTGCAACGACGACGTGACCCTATGCGGCGGCTGGGCTGCTGTGACTGCGACGCTCGCCACTGCGCCGCCCCCAGTCGATGTGAGCGGCCTGGACTACGATGACGA